CATCAGTAGCAACAACAATATTATCAACTGATTGTATAATTAATAATTTACGTGCATAATGAAAGCAGTTGGTAAAAGATTAATTATAGAAAAAATAAAAGAAGGTACTACAGAAACAAAGGGAGGTCTTCTATTAGCTGAAAACCACAGAGAAGATATTAGGTATATAGAAGCTAAGGTTATTAGTATTGGAGATGAGGTAGTAGTGGTTAAAGAAGGTGACATTATATTTTATGATAGACACAACGGTCATAAAATAGAACCTAATAAAGAAACCTATTATGTTATAAAGTTAGATGATGTTGTAGTTGTATTATGAGTCGTTTAGAACCTTCAGATATTAAAGAAATAGGTTTATTAAAACATTATAGAATAATACGTAGATGGGCCTGTAGGAATAATAATTTAACAGATGCGGATTTAGAATTGCTTATCTATTTTGATTGCATGGAATTTTTTACAAAGCAAGATTATAAAATAGGTACTTACGCTTACAGTTGGGACAATAAACGCTGGAACAATTTATTAAAAGAAGGGTGGATAGTGGTTTGGAGAAATAGAAACCATACAACTCAAAAATACAATATATATAAAGTTTCATTTAAGTGTAAACAACTAATAAGTAAAATGTACCGTATAATGCTTGGTAAAGAAGATCTGCCAACAAGCTATAGGAATGTTATAATGAATGGTAAAACCTATATGGATAACCTTATGATAACTGCAATAGAAAACGTAAATAAAGATAAAACAAGAAATAATGGATCCACTTAATCAAACGCCTATAAACCCAAAAGGTTTTACAAATACAAATAATATACAAGGAATGTATGGTGCACAAGTTCCAAATACATTTACAAGAGATGTTAGTAATCCAACTGGAACAGCTAATCCGCCAATGGATGCAAGTTTAACTAATCCTGTAATACCTCCTGTCGGAGTCGCTACACCTGTTGTTCCACCTTATGACCTAAATAACCAATAACTATGAATTTAAATGCAACAAAACATCCGATGACAGTTTTTGACAAAGAAGCAAAACTATCCGGCGTTGGAGCTAATGCTCTATGGAATGGCCCATTTGACACTACAGCCTTCCCTAAAGGAAGAGGATCAAGCTCTGGTAAAGACGGTATTATATTTAATAATGCTAAACCAGTTTGTGATCCAAGAGCAATAACCCAAAGAGCCAAAGGCAAATACTAATATGAAAAAGAAAGTTATATCTGAATATGGAGGAAAAGAAAAGTATCCTTCAAAAGCTGCTAAAGCAAAGCACGAAAAAAAAGAAACCAAAACTTTTGAAAAGAAAGAAAAACCGGGAGCAAAGAAAATGCCTCCTGCTAAAATGAAAAAATGTTAGTTATTAACATTCTTTATATATAAACAATAAACAAAACTAAAACAAAACAAAATGGCAAAATTTATTTCAGTTGTAACAGGAGTTGCAGCTACACCAGAAGTATTAATCAGTACAGATAATTTACTTGGAACATTAGCTACTTCAACTACAGTGGTTTTAGCTGGAGCTGGTAAAACTTTCACATTTACAGTTGGAGCTACACAAGGAGCCGCTTTATTAGCTGCTATCAACAAAGCTATCCTTACTTTGCAAGGGCCTACCTGCGTGCCTGTAGCAGTGCCTAGCACTGTAACTATTTCTGCAGTTGCAATAGCATAATCATTTATTTTAAATCCCCTATAGAGTAATCCATAGGGGAATTTAATAATTTAAACCGTATACAGATGGCATTTACAATGAAAGGTCCTCCTTATAATGTAGACAATACCCCTATTTACAATACGGATATGGATGATAATGTTTTAGGTATGGCGCAATCTAATGGAACTATATTACTTAATAAAAATGTATCTCCTTTAGAATTAAAAAAGAATAAAACTATATCGCATGAGAAAGTGCATATAGACCAAATGAAACGTGGTGATTTAGATTATACTGATTCTCACGTTATTTGGAAAGGCAAAAAGTATCCACGTTCTAAAATGAAAGAAGGGGCAAAAAATCTGCCTTGGGAAATGGAAGCTTATAAAAAGCAATAAATATGCGTGATAATAATAATATATAACTTTAATTTAATATATTATGAAAAAAGCAATTTTTATTATCGCAATTACATTATTTAGTTTAGACACTTTTTCACAACAACAGCAACTCAATGTTGATAATTTAATTGGGTACTGGAGATGTTTAGATGAAGAAACTACAGAATTATTCTTTTGGAAAAGTATTGATGGAGAGTTACAGGTACAAGAAGTATCAAGTTCCTCTGGTAAACCAATTGATTTAATTAGATTAAGAATTAATGAAAAAAGCGTAATAATTGACACTGTATTTAAACCAAATGAATGGATCACAAAAAGTGAATATACATTTTTAAATCCAAATGAATTAATTTGTATTATTAGTGGGGATGCTAATGCAAAAATACATTATACTAAGATTAAATAAAAAATAACAAACAATTAAAAAAAACAAAAATGGCATACAAACAAAACCCAGGTAGAGGAAATCACTCAAAAACTGGACACGGTCTTCCTTCTCCATTTAAACAAGGAAATGAAAAAACTCAAGCGTATTTGGACGCAGAAAAAAAAGCAAAAAAAATAGTTGCTTTACGCGCATCCACTAATAAATTTAATGAGGGAACAGAAGTTGCTGCTACTACAGATAGTATTGTAAATGCTAATCCTAAAAACTCTCATCTTTTTACTTTAGCGGAAAGACAAAAAATGGGTAATGCAGCTGCGAATAAAGCGCGTGTTGTAAATAAAAGCGATACTATTGTTGAAAGATCACAAGCTTATAATAATAGAACTGGATATAGTGATACTTACAAAAGAAAACCACTTCCTCCTACAAAACAAATTGGAGCTGCTATTGTTAAAGGAGCAAAAGATGTTGGAGCGAAGGTAATGAAAGGTATCAAAGCTTTAGACAAACAAGCAAACAAAGGAAGTAGATAATAAAGCATATGAAAAATCTATCAATAAAAGGTTATAAAAAAAATAGTCCTGATAAAGATAGACCTTATAATGTAATACCTAGCGGGGAAATCACTATGAAAAATGTGGAGTTTCCCGTTTTAGGTATTGATAATAAAGGTAATTCTAAAGTAATGCAACCAGGTAAAGATTATAGTTATCCAGGTGATACTGTATTAGAAATACCTATGAAGAAACAAAAGATATATAATAGAATATTTAAAAAATAAATTAAATCAAATGGAAAACACAAACAAAATTACAGAGAAACAATTAGAAACTATTGTTAATCAACAAAAAGCTATGAATACCCTATTAACTAATATAGGGTTATTGGAATCTCAAAAGCACGGTTTTTTACACCAAATTGCAGAAGTAAATAAAGAAGTAGAAGAATTCAAGTCAGAATTGCAAGCAGAATACGGAGATATTAATATTAATATTGAAGATGGTTCTTATACTCATATGGCTAAACCTGAAGAGGTTAAATTAGAAAAAGTAGACTAATGAATTCTGCTATTAGAAAAATTAGTATAGGTACAGATTATAAGGATAACGCAATGCATTACTCTGTGGGACAAAATGTTTATGGGGGTCATGTAATTGGTGGTATATTATTTGATGAGAAAGACAACTCATATAATATTTACATTGAAAAAGGAGATGAAGTAATGCCGTGGAAGAAGTTTAATTCTAATATGGCTATCTCTGTTGAATATGATCTGGAATACTAATGAGAAGTATTTTTTCTTTTATTGTAAAGCCTGTAGGGAAAAGATACAATAACAAAGTTAAAGTTGACGGTAAAGAATTAATAGTCAATACTAAGATTGAAAGTTTTAAATCGGTAAATAACTTTGCAGAAGTTGTTGCAATCCCATTAGCATATAATACAAATATAAAAGTTGGTGATATAATTTTAATTCATCATAATGTTTTTAGAGTATTTTATGATATAAGAGGCAATAAAAAAAATAGTAGATCATATTTTAAAGATGATTTATATTTTTGTGAATTAGATCAAATTTATTTATATAAAAATACCGGTGAATGGAAAGCATTTGGAGACAGATGCTTTGTTAAACCAATTAAAAATAAAGACTATCTAAACGTAGATAAAGAACAAAAGCTTATTGGTATATTAAAATACGGAAATAACTCCTTAGAAACGCTTAAAATACACGAGGGAGACCTTATTGGTTATACTCCTTATGGAGAATTTGACTTTGTTATTGATGGACAAAGACTTTATTGTATGAAATCTAATGATATTGTAATTAAATATGAATATAAAGGAAACGAAGCAGAATATAATCCTAGCTGGACACAAAGCGGTACTTGAGTTAATTAAAGTTGCTGAAGAAGCTATTTTAGATAATGGAGAGGACGACTTGTCAGCGGATAAATTAAAGAATGCTGCAGCAACAAAAAAGTTAGCCATATTTGATGCTTTTGAAATTCTAAGTAGAATACAGGATGAAACCCGTATGCTGGAAGAAGAGGAAAAAGATCCTACAATAAAACAATTTAAAGGTTTTGCAGAAGGGAGATCTAAATAATGTACGAACAAACACTTTATAAGATACTACCAAACCATATTAAACCATCAATTATTAAACAACAGAATCGTTATAATAAATGGAAATACGGATATAATAAGGACCATGATGTAATTATTATTAGTAAAACAGGTAAGATTGGAGAAATATACGAGATACAAAACTTAAGGATTGCTCTACCGTTAATGGATAACTCCTTTAAGAGAGATTCAAAAAAAGAAGAACAATACTGGGAACAATTAAAAATACCAAAAGAACTTGAAAAAATAAAAAGTGTCTTTGACTGGAATAAATATCCAGATAGTTTCAAAGAAAAATGGTATGACTATATTGACAACGAGTTTAAGCATAGAGAAGAAGGCTTTTCATTTTATAATAATGGAGTTCCTACATATGTAACTGGTACACATTATATGTACTTGCAATGGAGTAAAATAGATGTTGGCGCACCAGACTTTAGAGAATCAAATAGATTGTTTTTTATATTCTGGGAAGCTTGTAAAGCAGATCCAAGATGTTATGGGATGTGCTATTTAAAGAATAGACGTTCTGGATTTTCTTTTATGTCATCTGCTGAATTAGTTAATCAAGCAACTATATCAAGTGACTCAAGATTTGGTATACTTTCAAAATCTGGAGCAGATGCTAAAAAAATGTTTACAGACAAAGTAGTTCCAATATCAATAAATTATCCTTTCTTTTTTAAACCTATCCAAGATGGTATGGATAGACCTAAAACAGAACTTGCATATAGAGTTCCTGCCTCTAAATTTACAAGAAGAAAATTAGATAGTCAAGAAAATCCAGAAGAAATGGAAGGTCTTGATACAACAATAGATTGGAAAAATACAGGGGATAACTCTTATGATGGTGAAAAACTTAAGTTACTGGTTCATGATGAAAGTGGTAAATGGTTAAGACCGGATAATATATTAAACAACTGGAGAGTTACTAAAACGTGTTTAAGATTAGGTAGTAGAATTATTGGTAAGTGTATGATGGGTTCAACGTCAAATGCTTTAGATAAAGGAGGAGATAATTTTAAAAAACTATATTATGCTTCAGATGTCACGAAAAGAAACCGCAACGGACAGACTAATTCAGGATTATATAGTTTGTTCATACCTATGGAATGGTCCTACGAGGGATTCATTGATACTTATGGCATACCTGTCTTCGATACTCCAAAAACCCCGGTCAAAGGAATTGATGGGAATGAAATAGATTATGGAGTTATTGAGCATTGGCAGAATGAGGTAGATGGTTTAAAATCTGATTCCGATGGATTAAATGAATACTATAGGCAATTTCCAAGAACAGAACAACACGCTTTTAGAGACGAAACAAAACAATCGTTGTTTAATCTTACAAAAATATACGAACAAATAGATTATAATAATGATCTAAGGAATTCAAACATATTAACTAGAGGCAATTTTCAATGGGAAGGTGGCGTCCAAGATACAAAAGTAATATTCTATCCGAATAAAAGTGGTAGATTCTTGATTTCATGGATTCCTCCATATCATTTGCAAAATATTGTTATATCAAAGAATAATATGAAATGGCCGGGTAATGAACATATTGGCGCATTCGGGTGTGACCC